AGCACGCGCGTCGGAGGGCAACCCATGGGGCACATAATGAACTGCAGCCAGCAACTTATCAGGGCGCACAGTACAAGGCTGTGGACGCCCTTCAACCCAAACGGTACGGGTCGAGAAGATAGACAGATCGTCAAGCTGTGGGTGAAGAACACGATCAGGGCCATATTCAAGCCCAAAACGAGCCGAGACAGGGTCCGGCTCTACAAATTGGTCCGTCGACATAGCAACATCATCACCGCCGACCGTAATGCATCCATCGAGGCCATTCAATTCAAGCAAATACTTGTTAAAGACAAGGTTGCCGAGAGAATTGTCAGCGAAAGTATTAAAACTTCCGGACTTCATGCCATCGACGATCAAAACAGCGCCAGAATTCATCAGACAGAGAGAGCGGCTTTGGTGTCGGTACCAATTGACGACACGAATGGCGTCATCGGTCGAACCACTAAGTCGAGTCAATCGCATCTGACAAATGAGGGACTGAAACTCCGGTCGGAAGTGAGCATCCCAACCAACCGCATCATACTCATGGTGCAAAGACCAACGTGAGTGGGAATCATACCAAACGGCGTGGCCGCCGAAGTATTTTGTAAACCCAGACATGATGGGCGTATGCAGGTCATAACCACCCGCAAGAAGGTCATTCTGCTCTTGGAACAGACGACCAGCACACATGGTCAACGGGAAGGGAGGGAAAATAATGTCACGGCCCTTGAGCTCACTAATCTTTGACAATTTCAGGAGCTCAAACTTCCCCATGACACGCCACACTGGAACACAGTTAGCGTCGAGGAGGCTTGCCCACGCACGAGAGCACTCCTCAGGGTACTCAGGCGAGCGGACAAAGCGCTCACGGGACGGCATAAACTGGTCATAGGGGAAACCCATGGCTTTACCAAGTGGACGACGAACTTCTTCAAACTCAAGGACCTCGCAGGAACGGGGCAAGCACACAGACCGGACCCAACGCCATGCGTCCCACAGGGCAGTGTCAGTGCTGAGCTCGTCATCCCACACTCCTGAGTTGGCGAAACGCAGCAAATTGACTGCCTCGTAGTGCGCATCGATTCTCGGCACGCCATAGGATAATGTCCCCAAAAGATGGTCGTACCGAGTATCCTGGTCACAGGTCTTTACTGTGCAGGGGCGGCCGATGCGGCACCGCCCGACCCAACGGAGCCCGTATTCACACCGGGCTTCGAGGTAACACGCCTGCGAAAATTTGTAATCTGAGAAGTAATCGCAACCTTCTGCTTCGCAGACAGGTTCGCCCACTGGTCAGTGAGAGCCTTGAAAGCAACCTCAGGGTCCTCAACTGAAGCACCGGACGGAACAGGAACAGCCTCAGGCACTGCACGACGGCGGTACCGAGCTGGTCGAAGTGAATCGGTGTCATCATCCTGGACAGACCTAGGAGGGGCACCTTCATTCTCAGCCGCCTGACGGCTGATTTCGCGATCGATCTCTCGCTCCATAGCCTCCTCGGCGGCGACGGCGGCATCCACTCGCCTCATGCGATTGGCATGACGCACGCCACCCGCGACAAGGTCATCGTAGTCAGCGGCAACCTGGTCAACATCACCGGGGTAATCTTCAACAGCGAGTCGTCGACGGCGAGCCTCGGCCCCAATCGGCTTCGCAACAGATGGCAAGGTCACCGTCCGTAACGTAGCAGTGTCAACGATGCCAGGCTCAACAACAATGGAAAGGTTGGCATTCCGCATCTTTGAGTAGCCCCAATGCATGCCAAGAACAACACCACCAGACACAAGAGGAGCACCAGAGTGTCCTTCATGGGTAGTGGCAGTATGGTATACAAGATGGCCATCATCACTTCGCGCAAACACCTTGCCTTCAACCACTCTAATCTTGTCATCAAACAGGATAGCGAGATGACACGCCGCATCCGGTTCAGCAGGCTTGGTCGCAAGTCTGAGAGAACGCGCTCCGACGGGCTTAGCAAGGATGGCAAAGGCATTGATGTCTGTATCAACTGTTGGTCCTTTGAAATCAATGATAGTGGGAACCACAGAATTACCAGCTGAATCAACCAGCCTGAAATCCCGGGCATCACCAGTAGAATTGACTCCATTGAGAGTAAAAGCATGAGACGCGGCAACAACAACGTTCCCAGCAGCAAAGGCTGATCCAACACGGACGTGTCTCTTGTCTGGCGTAACGAACTCCAGAGCATAGATAGTTCCATCGCCGTACGTCGCAGAATCTGCTCCAGGGACAATAACAGCCTCGGGGGATCCACCACGCTCACCTTGTCGATGGCGGTGCGAAATAGTGTCCAGGGCACGCCCAGCAGTACTCGCAACAAGAGGAGGCTGACCAGATACGACCACAGGATAAACCTCCTCACCGCCGACCTTCTCAGTCTTGACACCATGGGCAGCGAGCGCCGCCCGTATCCAAGCTGGGACAGCACGTTGGTAATTCCGATGGATGACTCCACCTTCAGTGCCAACTGTGTTCTGAACGTACATACGTGCCTCCTGAAAGGTACGGTAAATTGCCTCACTCACCGCAGAGCGAATGATAAAGGCGATCCCATACCCAGGAATAAAGCCCAACCAACAACGCAACGCGATCGCGTACACAAACTGACAAAAGTAGAGCTCAACCATCAGGCCAAGCCAGGCGTAAGCACTGACCAATGGCCAGTAGGCTCGTACCAACTCAGGTGAGGTTGAAACGAGCACTATAACGATGCGCCACATATTGCCAACATGAATGAGGGCAGAAAGCAGCACACCAAGGAGAAGCTCAAATATACCCAACCAATGGTGCACAACCCAAAGAACAAGCCGGCGCCAGAGAGGTTCGCAATGAGCGCACCAGTCAGACACAGGCTTAAGGTCGAGAGTCACATCGGACCCACGAAGGGCAGGTTCGAAGGACATCAACCACATGGGTATGCGACAGAGGGTGACATTGTCAGCTGCATCACAGGAACGGGTCAGGTTGTAAGCACAATACGCACGGAGAACATCGGGAAATGATGTCAACAATGGGTGTCCATGTTCAAAATGTCTTGAGCAAGAATCCGACAACGGAGTCGCAGCAGCAGAAACAAAAAGAGCAAGAAGAGCAACGCCAAAGAACCAGCCATGCCGAGTGCGCACGAATTGATGGTACGAAACGCCAGGGACGGGGCAATGAAGATCATCCATAGCCCGAATCCAACGGCGAGCCAGTGCGCGCAACTCAATGGCAGTGGGAAGTAACACACCAC